TTTGCAGTATTCCTGCATTTCTGGGGACCATTCAGCCCAATCAGAAGTCTTACCAAACTCACCTTTATAACATTGTAGTCTATAACCATAAGCTTCAAGACTATGTGATCCATATAAGCGAGCTGGCATGTGCCGCCACTTACGTTTAAGATCAATATCTAAAAGGTTGGGATGGAATATCCGACTAAGGATAAGTGTGTCCCAGTGTTTAGCCATTAACTTACGAAAGAATGGATAATGCTTCTGTGCTTGTGGTATATCATATGCAATACCGTTATGACTAACGATATTTGTAGCAGCCATTAAGTCACCAAGTGCATTAGTGATTGAACGTGATGCAGCCATTGGTAAATCCTTTGGGTTGTCTGCATACTTTTCATCATTGTATTCTTGTACAAGACCAGTATCTAGATCCTGTGTGACAATACAATGAAGTCTAGTTGAATCAATACCATTAGTTTCAATATCAAAAGCTAGGTTGATTTCTTTGTCCATCGGTAGGTTTTATCGACAAACTTAGCTTTTCTTACAGCCTCGTTTGTTGGTGGATTAGGTCGTTTAATTTTATCTGTATGCTTATACCAAGGATGCTCATACCCTCCATCAAAAATCCGTGGTTGGGTCGAAAATTGGTGATTCCTTAACTTCATTTTCAGTAAAGCGACATGTGTTTAAATCGTATGAAATCTGACAGGCTACTCCAGTTTCGCCTGAATATCTATTCTTAAGGACTCTAACAGTCGTAGCATCTCCAGTAGTTCCACCCTGCTGATTTCTTTCGAGCGCAATGACCGAATCTGATATCTGAGCGATGCTATGTGATCCTCTAAGGCTGGACAAACTAACTCTGCCTCCCTCCTCGTGCGAAGTCCTATCATTACTACTTCTCCTTAAATGTGATACTAAGAATAATGCTATACCAGTACGTTCAACTAATGATCTTAGTCTGGTCATTGTGATATCTATGGTGCGACGCTCATCTCCTTCAAGTCCACTCAACAATATACTGAGGTGGTCTAAGAATACAACACGACACTCCAATCCACTGGCAAGGTATTCGATCCTAGAGTAAATAACGTCTGGGTCAAAAGAACCAAAGCCATCAAACAAGTAGAGATTCCAATTATCAATGGTATTAGAAAAACTTGTTTTAAGTTCTGTTTCATCATGTACTCCGATATGTAAAGGTTT